GTCGCACTCTGGTAATCCAAAGAGTGAAACTCTCCTTTCAGACCGCCGAACTTCCTAGAGAGGAAATCAGAGGTCACTGTTTCTCCGACGAGACGGAAGCAATCAAGCCGCCGCATCTGTCGATGCAAAAACTTCTGTACTGGCTTGAGGGCGAAGTAAGTAAGGGGAGGACCCTTGGAAATGGTCCTCACCTTAAGTGCTTCTGGAAGAGCGACTAACTTAACGTCAGCCACTTCGTCTCTCGCGCGCTGCCGCACATTCTCGTATACCTCACGGTAGACGTTCTCAACCTTGGCCCGAAAGCTAGGCGAGACCCTTAAATGTACGGTATCCTTCACCGAATCACTAGTAGCATTCTCGTCATACTCAAGTGCAGTCGAGTATAGCCAGCCCGCGAGGGCCGGATCCACTCGATCCATCAGAAACGCTTCATCCATCAGTGTTCCAAATGTGCCAAACTTCGAACGAGTATTGACATAGTTGGCTTTCACTGACGGGGCGTAAGGGTGGACCAGATCTTTCTCGGTGATGGGCCGGGTGAAGACCTCCCTCACAGTTCGCCTTACTTCCTCGGCTATTACGGCCGTTGAGGAGAATGGGGACGAGCGTGGGGGCTGCAAAGTAGTAAGTACAGCTGCCGTTGCTATCTTTGCGGCTTCACAATCGGAAACATCAGGTCGCGGCATACCCTTTTTAGAATAGAGGATACCCGTGACAAACTGAATCGCGATGTCGGGGTCAGAGAACTTAGCCCGACAAAATCGCCCGAAAGTTGAGCCAGCCAAGACATCCGGACGATCCTCCTGCGGGAATGGTTTCCGCGGAAGAGGATTATCCAGATGATGTGACATGAAAGCAGACAACTTGTATTTCAGAAACTTAATCCAACCACAAGAGCTGGAGCATACTGCCCAGTGTTGAATGGTTGTCTTACGGTCAAAGGTCTCCGACCTGAAACCGAAAAGTTTCGCATAACGAATAATAACATCCAGTGATAATTCGAGCTTTTCTTTTACTTCGGCCGAACAAGCCGAAGGAAGGAGGGCTCCTATCATCGCCTCATCCACAGTCTTCTCCCCTGATCCCGTGGAAACCGAATCCGCATCCAGACGTCCTTGATCACTGATCCCTGTCGCCCTGTTAAAAGGGTCGATCTCAGATAGTGCAATGGGTACGTTTGTAGCTGATGACAGCATTTCCGCCAGGGAGGAACCACACTGTGAAGGTGGTAGCAGATTACCGACAAGATCCCTTGAACGGGGGGTCTTGGAG